ATGACATAATGTCCTCCTATTTGTTGAGCTGTTCTTTCAGCTCGTCGATACGCTTCCACTGTGTGTCGTCGTCACGTTCCAGTACTGTGACCCGCTCGACGAGGTTGTTGTGCTTTTCGACTTTCTTCTCGAGCTGTTCGATCCTGTAGACCAGTAGCTTACTGTTCATGAGCGCCACTATCACATTTGACAAGATAGCGAGCCCGCCTGTAATCAGTGCTACCATTACTGCATCTGTCATATAAAGCCTCCTTATGCTATTCTTATCGCATGTATATATGAGCCATATGGATTGGTATAGGTCTGTGTGCCCCCTGTCGGCATTGTCAGACTGCTCCCACTGTTCTGAAGCGCCTCAAGATACCATGTGCCTGATGTCCTTGTCTCATTGATTATCTTTGTCCATTGGAGCTGTGTGTTCGTGCCACTCATATTCTGCGCAAACAATATGACATCTGCATTTGTCACAGAGATGTTGGCAGATGAACTTGACAGCTTTCCGCACCTATATCCTGATGTATTAGACGGAAATCTCAGACCACAGCACACAAGCCAATGCCCCTTTGTCAAAGATATACTGCATATGTCTGTCGCTGTTCCTGTGTTGACTGTAACTGTGGAAGTGTTCCTGACCGCTGATGGGATATATCCGATATAATCATTTGAACTTGTATAGCCCTCTGCATAGATGTGGCTTGAGGCATTCAATTTGTTTACGCTCAAATCTGTGGTGCTTGTTATTGGCTTTTGCGCTCCAATCTGCGCATAGGTCAGATTAACATTCCCTGTCCTGTACGTGCCTTCGGAATTACCTTTGACACCTGTCACTCCCCCACCGCTCGATGTGGTGTCCAGTTTCGTCTTAATGCCGAGCGCCTCTGATAATGATGTCGAAAGCGCTCCGAGTTCCATTTCGTCATACCTGTCTGACAGTACGTCCCATACCACCTTTACTATCTTGAACGTGCCTGAGACGTTGTAGTCAGGAAAGTAGACTTTGATCGTGTCGCATAACTGGCACTTCATCAGGTTCTCGAACTGGTCATATCCCAAGTCCTGAAGCCTGACGAACGAGACCTTGATGTTCTGTACTGGCAGGAACGGGTTGTTCATCTGCATCAGGTCTGTCGCCATTTGCTCGACCTGTGCCTTTGTCGGCTTGCTGTCGAACTTGTCCGTCACGTCCAATGGAACGCACTCATTGTGTCCGCCTGCCGTGATACCAGTGCTGTCGACCTTGTCGCCGATAACATACTCGTCGCCGTTCTTCCAGTACGGGATGACGCTCATGTACGTGCCCTGTGAGTCGGTCTCGTCGCTGAACTCGGTCATGTTAACGCCGTAGCGGATAGCAAAGTTCCTGTACACGCCTCTTGAATTGTGCAGGTACACGCTCCATACATCCCACTCGAACTCACCGCCGTACTGGTCCAGTATCGAGCCCTCGCTCCCTCCGAGCATGGACCTTACTGTTCTCGGCTGTCCGTCGAACATAAGGAAGTCCGCTGTCGAGGAAACGTCCGTGCCATAGTTGAACGGGTTGGTCGGTACTGCGTATGTCTTCATATTTGACATAGCCGCACCTGGCCCGAACGCCGCCATAGCACTCGTGTCCATTGTGAGGTAACTCTGTCTGTAACTGATGTGTACGCAGTGAAACGTGACTATCTTGTCTATCGGCTTGGTGTATGACACGATGTCGAACGGCTGTATGTCACCATTGTCGTCGTGCTGTACTCCGATTATCCGTCCGACCTGTATTGAATCGAATCTCACGCCGTCTGTCGGATATTCAAAGTCACACTCGTATATGCCGTTCCGTTCCTCTGTGACCTTGCAACTGATACAGTCACGAAGCCGTCCAAGACCGTTGGAAGTGAATGCCACCTCGTCTTTTTCGTATAAGATCGGAATCATATAGTCGCTCCTTTATTGAAGTACCACCTGCAACCATAAGCCTTCTTATAGTAGCCTTTACATACGTTTGAAATATTATTATGGCTATAGCCCAACTCTCTCTCGACCGCTCTCAATGATTCCCAAAATACTAACTCCCCACTTGGTAACACTTGGACAACAGGACACCTTGATTTTTGGGAGCTCTTTGTTGGAGCATCCCCGTAATTGCTGTTGTACTTATATGTGCACCATTCAAGATTGTCAGCACAATTGTTAGTCTTGTCCTCATCCTTATGGTTTACGATTGGATAGTCGTTAGGGTTGTCGACAAAAGCCTTTGCAACGAGCCGATGTACAAGTTGCAACCTTTGCGTTCCTAAAGATACTCGGTAATAACCTTTGCTGTTTAGGAACTGCTTGAATAGTTTTCCGTTTTTATTTCTTACGTTCCCGAGGTTGGATACTTCACAGCCCTCATAGCCTTCAATTGGTTTCCAAACTTCCATAATTCCTCCTTTTTCTAAAAAGGGTAAAGTAATTAATTAAATTCGCCACCAACGTGGCACTATCTTGAATGATGTTACTGTGTTGTCATATGTTATGGTGTTCACTCCCGGACTTAAGACAGGAAGCTTTGACCCCAACTCAATAAGATGGTCAAGAGATACAGGCTCGCCACCGCTGTTGAGATAGGATTCACCAATATCACAGTCAATGTATGTTGGTGTGCCAAGCGCTGACTTGGTGGAATTGCCAATTCCCGTGCCCATCCCAAAAGCATCCATCCTTACATTGCCGGGTTGCTCTGACCCTGTTATCGATTGAATACTTATAGCCCACGTTACTGTGTCATCACCGTCATAAGATACTTGGCATCTTATGACAATTGTTGCTAATGTGTAATTTAAGTTATCTCTAATTGTCGCCGTGCTATCTGTTGAAGCTGTCCCCGATGTCCCCTTTGTAAATGTAAAATCATTAAGTGATACTTTAACTGTCAAAGCTTTATCGGATGCCATTGTCCCCGTCTGAACATATTGCGAATCCGATGACAATACAAAATTGTTCCAAGAATATGACCCTAACGATGGTGGTTTACATAAATATGCGAACTTCCCATTAACATATATGTTGTCGCTGGTATTTAATTGTGAAGCGTTAAAAGTTACGCTCTTTGAATATGGCATACTCGCTGTTATAAGTTGATATGTATCATCCCATAATGTTATGTTACCAAGTGTTTCATTGTTTACTGTTATGCCATATCCATTAACATTCAAATCCCCATAGCCCCATACCTGAAGCTGTGGCTTTGCATCAAACAGTGTCGGATTCGTTATCGTGCCATTGTTCGCTACTGCGACAGCCGTGTCTCCTGATGTCAGGAAGCGCTGTGGCTTGCAGGTAAAGGTGATGTCAAACTCACCTGCTTTGAGCTGTGTAGGTGTCACCTCAAGCCCGCTCTTGTACACCGCAAGTCGGTATTCGTCAGGATGATATTCGTCCTGAAGAACACAGTAGCCCTGACGTGAACAGAGCATATTACGGAACGACGATATGCCGTCCGCAAAGTCTTCCTCGTTGTCAGCAAATATCCCTGCAGGATATGTGACCTCGATGTTCTCGAAACGCTCATGATCAAGTGCGAACGCTCCGTTTCGACCTGGTATCGTCACCATTTCGACATCGCGCTCAGGCGCATTGTACACAGCCTCACCTGTTATGTATATCCCGTAGTTGCGGGACGAGTAACCGTCAAATGTCAGCGCTTTGAATAACGCCCCTGTCTTTGCTACTGCCACGCTAAACGCCTCCGTTTCTGCATCTCGATTATCTTCTGCTCGACCGCAAGAGCAAGCTCGTTCACGCTCATATTGTCAGAGCCGTATACGTTCACAACCATTCCACCCTGAAGCTCCGACATCTTGTCCCAGAGCTTGTCCAGAGGAACGACCGCTTCAGGTCCCGCTTCACCGATACCTGCGAGAGTCGGACTGTTAAAGATACCGCCCTTTGCGTACCACTTGATAGAAAGCGACGGGATCTTGCCCTTTACGAGGTCGCCGATGTTCCAGCCCTTAGGACTTATGCTGAAGTGTGGCAGCGGAATATGCGGACTCTTTACGCTGAAGCCGAAGAAGCCCTTGATCTTGTCCACGATACCCTTTATTGCGTTCTTCGCCGTCTCGAACGGATTTACAAGAGCGCTCTTCACTTTCGCGAATATGCCTTTCAGCCTATTGACCGCTGCGTTCGCCGTATTGAATATAGCCAAGAACGTGGCGGAGAATATCGTCGCAAGCGACTTCACCACCGCTCCGACTATCCGGATGGCAGCGCTTATTACTGACAGCGCTACTTTCAGACGTCCGGCAAGCAGTTTAGCCACGAACTGGATGATAGGAGTCAGAGCCTGGAATACCGGCGCGAGCTGATTAGCCACTTCCATTACGGTGTCTTTTATCGTTGCGAACAGCGTCTTGAATACGCCAAGCAACTGTTGGATGACCGGCAGGAATATCTGCCCGAGCGACGTCACGAGCTCCGTTATCGTTTCACGGAACGTCGTGCTCTGTGCCAGCGCTGTGGCCACCACAGCAACTATACCGGCTATCGCAGCGCCTATTGCTATCATAGGAGCCGTTATGCCCGCAAGCACACCGGCTACCGCTCCCGCTGCAGTCGCTAACGCTCCGAACAGTAAGAGTGCCGGCGCTATGGCTGCTACGAGTAAACTAACTCCGCCGACTATCGCAAGGATGACCGGATCTATGCCGGAGATCCAATTAGCGAACTTGCCGACGAGCTCAACTACTTTCTCAAGTACCGGCTCGAGCACTCCCGCAAGTGAAGCGCCGAGCGACTGGAACGCTAATACTCCGACAGACTTTATCGTGTCTATCTGATTATTGAACTCGTTGGCCTTGTCGAGTGTGTCCTGATCAACGAAGTCGAGGCCGTATTTCTGCATGGTCTCGGCTACCCTCTTGTAGGTTTCTCCGCCGTCAACGATGAGCGGATTCAGCTCGCTCGCAGACTTGCCGAACAGGTCCATAGCGAGTGCGTCACGCTCGGTCTCGTTGCCCATTTTGCCGAGCGCTGTGATAGCGTCCTGAAAGACCGCATCATTGTCACGAAGTGAGCCGTCCTCATTCGTGATAGATACGCCGAGTTTCTCGAACGATTCTGCAGCACTCGCCGAGCCCTTTGCGGCATTACCCATCGTCTTCGTCAGCTTGACGTGCGCTTTCGTGATGGTGTTCACGTCAACGTCAACGAGCTTCGCCGCCGCCGCATATAACTGCAGCTGTTTAGTGCTTATACGATACTGCTTCTGCATCGTGTTAAGATCGTCAGCCCACTTGCCGGACTTGTACGCAAGAGCGCCTATGGCACCAGCAAGGACGCCCGCCGCTCTCGAGATCCCACGCATAGCATTTCCCGCTGCCGTCGCTTTAGATCCGAGCTCCTTCAGCTGTTCGGACGCTACCCTGAGTTTCACGTTTCCGACCGCCTGCAACTGCCCTTTGAATGTCTTCAGCTTCGACTCGGTCTCTATGATCTCACGCTGGAGGTTACGGTACTCTTCCGAGTTCTTGTCGACTCCCTTTGCGTCCATCTGAGCCTGAGCCTGCTTCAGCATCTTCAGCCTGTTGCTCGTGTCTGTGATCTTTGCTTTCAGGAGATCCTGTTTCTGTCTCCACAGCTCTATGCTTGTGGGATTGAACTTCAGGTCTTTGTTGACCTGCCTCAGTTCCTTGTCTATGCCTTTCGTGTTCTTGTCTACGTCACGAAGAGCCCTGTCAAGCTGAGTGGTATCACCCTGAAACTCTATTGTTATACCTTTGATGTTTCCGGCCATGTTTTCACCTATCCGAAAAATGAATCAATATCGCCTTGTGTCGCTCTCCGCCTCTTGCCGTGCTTTTCTTCGTACTTCTGCCTGCGCTCGGCCTGCTTCTGCCTGTCGTTATACGCTATGCAGTAATCTACGAGCTGTCCTATCTGCATGTGGCGGATGTCGGCCATCGTCAGCCCTCGCTCTATTCCTGCGAGGATGATGGTGTCGAGGTCGACGGTGTCAGTTGAACGGTTTTGAGCAGGTCGTTCAGCCTCTTCAGATTTTTTGTGCTTACAAGTCCTTTGAAGATGAGCTTCACGACCTCAGGAGCAAGTACGTCAACTGGGAACTCGTCGAACTGACGAACCCAGGTCTTCGGATCTGGAATGGTATCGTCAGCGTTCTTTGCGAGCGCCCATGTGATGTTGATGAAATCCACGAACTCAAGACTCGATACGTGCGCTATGGCATTTATCAGAGCGTCCCCGTCCGCCAGCTTCGCAAGGTCTGTCAGTGTTATCTCGTCCTTCTTGCCTGTCTCCTGCACGAGCCCTGATACGATATCAAGTACTCCTGCGAACATAGGCGTCAGCGTCGGGATAATGTCCGTCCCGAACTGGTCTCTGTAGATAAGCGCCCAGCCTACGTTATTGTCGAGCTGTACGTCCTTATCCCCTATCGTCACATTCTTGATCATATTGTTTCACCTCATTCTACGGAAAAACGAGGCGGGCCATTTCTGACTCGCCTCTTACAAATAAGCCTATTAAGACTCGCTCTCCAGCACAGGTGCCTGTGGATTGTCGAACAGTGTGTCATAGCCGGCGTCGTCTGGAACGAAGCTTGCCATAGATACTCCTGAATCGTTGTCACCTATGCAGGTAACAGCCAGCGTCTCTGTCACTGGCTCTTTGTTCTCCTCGATGGTGCTGAACTCTCTCGTGATAGCACCAAGCGAGCAGTTGTACATGATGATCCTGCGGCTCTCCGCGTCACCCTCAACCTGGAACGCGATGTAGACCTGAGGCTTTGTAGCGTTCTTGACGTTCGCAAGTCCGCCGTTCGTCAGAGTCTTATATCCGAGGAACTGTGTCTTGAAAGAGTCGTCAAACTTTGCTACCTCAAGGTCTCCCTCGAATGAGCCGCCTGAGTATGTGCTGTAATATGCGATATTATCAGCATAGAAGTCAGACTTCTCGCTCTGCTCCTCAGGAGAGAACGACACGGCACCTTTCTGATGATACGGTGTTCCGAGAGTGATGTTGCCCTCGCCGTCATCTACATAGGTCCCGACATGAAGCTGACTGATACCAAACTCAACTTTGTTCGCCATATGAACCCCCTATATCTGATAGTAAATAACGAAGACGCCTTCATCCTCGATGTAGACGTCCTCGCTTTTCTGATAAAGAAAGCCGTTCTCGAGGAGTACTCCCTCGATCCTTGCTTCCTCTGCTTCATCTTTCTCTGTGAAGTAGTACTCAAGCTGATAAGTGTTTCTTGTATGATAGAACGTGTTGTCAGCCTTGAATGTCTCCTGCCCTTCCCCGATATATACGAGATACGGCGGAGACTTAGGCGCGCTCTTATCTGTGAAATGAGAATATGCCACAGGGATTCCTACCCCTGTCTCCTCATCTGTCAGTATCTGATAAAGTGTCATTCCAATTCCCTCTCGATTTCTTTTGGAAGCTCCTGGTTCGCCCACTCTTCGACGGGCTTGATGTGTTTGATCCCGTTGAATCTACCCCACTCGCCTTTCGCGTTGACTATCCTGTGGCCGTTCTCCAGTAGGTGTGTCAACTGCCAGTCGGTCTTATTGTGAACGATGACATCCGTGACGTGGGCTCGTGTCTTCATCTGCTTCAGCCCCCACCCACGAGCATAACTGCCCGTCTTTTTCGGTGAGTTCTCACGAAGCCTCTTCACACACTCTCTCGCCACCCTGTCGTTCGCTACTTCAGCAACGTGGTCAACTCGTTCTCTGTATTCGTCGAAGATTTTATCCATTTGAACCGTCAGAGATTCAGCCATTGTTCGTCCGCTCCTCGCAGATAAGCGATATCTTGTCACGCTGTGCGTTCCAGTCCACCCTTATCACAGTGTAGAAACGCTCGTGATACTCGACGACTTTCTGATCGTTGTAGTCCTCTCGATTCGTAAGCTCGAATGTGATAGACGGTTTCAGCCCTACCTGCGCCGCGTTATAGTACTCTGACTGATAAACTCCGCGAGGCATGACGAACACATCCGTCTTCTCCGTCTCGATGGACTCGTTCCCGTACTCGTCAAAGGTCGACGTGCCGTATGATATCAGTGTCGCTACATCGTCATACATACTAATCACCCCACGTCGTATATCCCGTTGCGTTCGACAGCTGTGCTTTCTGCTCGTCGTATGACTTCTTCAGCTTGTCGTAATCATCAGGAATACCGAATGACATCTTGCAGTACGTGATGACCGCTCTCATGACGAGCTCGTCCTGTTCCTCCGTGACCGTCACCCCTGCGATACCTAAGTCGAGGAGCGCCGCCTGAATGAGGTCCGTCAGCTCATCATCGTAAGCGTCTGTCGATATTCTCAATGCAAGTTTTACTTTATCAAGCATTTTTTCTTACCTCACAAAAGGGACGGCCTCCCGACCGCCCCGTACTTCCTTTGGCATTTACTGCCTGTTTGTGGTGATGTTATTCTTCAGCAGGATAATCGTCCGCTGTTTCAGCTACGTAAACGACTGTTATCACGTTTCCGTTAATCACCTCTGAAAAAGCTACATAATACCCTGTTCCGTTGCTGTATAACTGCGTCAACCAACCGACTTCGGGACTAACATCTGACGCCTTTATTGCGAACCCTGCATCGTGTATTTCCTGCCACGTCTTATCTAATGCGTCATCAGCGTCCACAGTTACTACGAGCACACCGCCACCGCCTGCATTAGCGATACCGTCCTCCATATTATTCAGCTTATTTGCTGTTATAACATCACCTTTTGCCCACGTGTTTTTGTCGTAACTCATCTAATCACCCCGCTTCCGCTTCGTCTACGAGAGCTTCATCAACGAGATTACTGTTAGGCACTGGGTGTAGAGTCTTCGGAAATGTTTACGAGCATTCCAGGTCCGACAACCTCGATAGCCGCATAAAGACGTCCAACGATCTTCACGAGGTCCTTCTCAGCAAGTGAGAGGTCATCAAACTTGAACTTGACGCCGTCTCCCTCAGGAAGGTTGGCCTGTACGCCTGCGAGGTCGCCGACGATGGCTCCGTCCATTCCGGATTTCTGAATGACCTCAAGACCTGCAAACGGATCATAAGCATATCCGGCTGTAAGAGCGGCCTTCTTCAGGTCTGCGATTGTCTGTCCGGAAGCCACGATCACAAGGTCTCTCGCACTGTCACCGAGCTGTGCGATAGCATCAAGAATAGTTGCAGCACTTACAGGACCTGCTACTACAGGAACTCCTACAGCACTCGTTGTCGCTGTTGTTGGCGCAGCCTGGATCTTGCCGATCACGATGTCCGCAGCCTTCTCGACGATCTTGTTTGCGATCTCGTCATAAACGTACTGAAGGAACGCTTCTGATCCGAGCGCAAGTACTTCGTCTGATACTGTGATCCATTTCTTGATCATGGCCGGAACCATGTTCACGATACCGAGCATCAGTGTCTCTTCGTCGATGTCATCGCCACCCTCTTCGTGAATGGCAGCACCTGTCGATGAAGCCTCGAATCCAACCTTCAGATTTCCGGCTACGAATGTCTTTGTAACTCTTGCGAAGATCTTGTCGTTCTCCCAAGCTTCTCTGATCCTGTTCTCAACAAACTCAGGAACAGGTACTACAGGATAAGTCGTCTCGTCGTCAGCGTTCTGTGTAAGAAGTGATCTGCACTCAACGTCCTTGCCTGTCTTTACATACTTTGCGTATGCGTCGATATACTCTTTTGAGCTTCTGACTTCTTTGATAGTCATTTTTCTTTCTTCCTTTCCCTCTTCGATTACTTCGCCGGCGCCGGAAATTACTTCCGCTGCGGCGGCTTTCCTCTCTTCGATTTCGAGATCCAGAGCTTTCTTCCTCTCTTCGATCGCATCAAGCTCGGCGTTCAGCGTCTCAAGCTGTTCCTTGTCAGCTGACTCTGTCTCAATAGCAATCTCTGAAGCTCTTGTCTCGAGTGCATCGAAATCGAGCTCTTTGATTTCCTCAATCGTCATTTCTGTTTACCTCCATTAAGGCTCTCGCCCTAACTAATGCACGGCGTCTCTCGGTCTCAAGTCTCTCGGCTTCGAGTCTCTCCGCTCGAATCCTCTCGATCTCTCCGTCTATGAGGTCTAACGAACGAGCGCTGATCGACGTTCCTTCGTTGGCCGGTAATGATACCGCCGATACGTCATACAGTTTCTTGATACCGGTAATCGTCCTAAGGAACTCTTCTCTTCCATCTTCGGAATCTCTGCTCTCTACTTCGTCAGTAGAAATAGTGAATCCAAAGGACATCTTGTCGGTATACCCTCCACGGATCTCTTCGTAGAGCCCGCGTCCGAGCTCTGTCCCTCCGAGATCTGCCTCTATCAACAACCCCTTCTCGTCAGGCTCGACGGTCAAGGTGTTGTTTCTCATCCTCGCGAACACACGGCCCTCGTGGTCATACTGCATGATCACGTCGCTCATGTCCGCGTCTGCGAACGCATTCGCGTCTACCTGCTCGTAAACTATCTCGTCTTCGTTCTCGTATAACAGGTAAGGCTGGTTGAATGTCGTCGCATAGCCTCTTACGAGCATCTTCTCCTCTTCAGCTACTGCATCAAGACGGAGCGATCTGTACTCGATGTTAGGATTCTTCTTCGCCATCTTCGCTTTCCTCCTCTTCAGCCCCGAGCTCGTCGGTGGCTTTGTACTCGCCCCTTATCGGAGCAACCTGCCCCGCTCCGTCCGGAAGCGGTGCGTAATTGAACAGCTCACGGATCTCGTCTATCAGGATCGCTCCTCTGTCGCCGAGTTCCTTCGCCATCTGTACCTTCTGCGCAGTACTCATGTACTGGAGCCTGTTCGCGTTCGCTATGATGAACGAGCCCTGCGCACGCTCTCTCTCGGAGAACAGCATCTTCGTCAGGGCTTCGCTGAACTGGATCGCAAACGGCTCTATCGCTCCATCGAAGAACGCTTCGAGATCCTCGGCCTTCGCGCTGTTCTGAAGCACGTTCTCACTCACGCCGAAGTAGTTGTACACGTTCTCCTGTATCTGCTTCATCTGATCCGCGTCTATCGCATACGGCCTGACATCTATCTGCTTGATGTCCTTGTATGTGTTAGGGAATAACAGGAACCCGCCTGACTTCGCCTCGGTCGCAAGGTTCGTCTCCGTGAATCTCTCACGCTCTTTCGCAAGGTCTTCAGCACTCGAGAAGTTGTTCAGCGTCGCCATGAATCTGAACGTGGCAGCGTTCTTCACGCCCTCCTGTATGCCCTGATTCTGTATGTGTATCAGCTGCATAGTCTCTCGGAGCGGTGCGTTCGAGTCGCCGAAGAAGTCGTTCTTGTACTGGTGCTTCGTCAGCACAGCGCATTTCTTGAACTCGACCGCTGCGGTCTGCCCATTGCTGAACTGATAGCGGAGCCATATCTCGCCGTCATATTCGACCAGCGAACACATGGACGGCAGTATAGGGAATACTCCCGTTATCACCATTCGCTCGTCGAATACAGGAACGATGAACGCCGTGTTGTTGATGTCCAGTATCGTGCTTACCCTGTAAAGAAACTGACTCCAGGTCTGCCACTGGTTAGGACCAAGAGCCAGCTTGGACTGTAGCGACTGGTTCGCCGTTCCTTCCGTCTCTACCTTCAGCTTCGATATGTGCCTCGCTCTCGCGTCGATCGCGGACCTTACTATCTCGCTCTCGTATATCGCTCCGCCCCAGTTCGTGAACACAGGCGCGTATGCCGTGAGAGTCTGAAAGAAGGACTTCGCTTCCCTGAGCGCGTCCTCTGATTTCTTCGCCTCGCTCGGACGAAAAATCTTGTCGAATAAAGACATAGCCTTATTTCTCCTTGTTGTTCTCAAGCTGCCATCCTATCTCCGAGTACCATTTCTGACGAACGGTCATCGCATCAAGTAAGGCAGCCATTCCGTCGATGTGAGCTGTCGGCTTTATCTTTACGAGCTTGCTCCGCCCTTTCTCCGTGCTCACTTTCAACGCCGAGTTGTATAAGTGGATCTTCAGGAGATCATTGTCTCCTATGTGTATCTTCCCGTCCTTCAGGTAACCTTCCAGCTCCTGTATCACAGGGTGCAGGTTGAATCCCTGAAAGACGTCGTCCATGTGGAAGCCGTATTGCTCCATTTGCTGGACTAAATAAGCCGCTGAGTATCGGTCATAGCCGACCTGAAGCGGGTATATCTCGTATTGCTCGACCAAACCCTTGTACCATTCGTACACGTCGTTGTAGTCGATTATGTTTGCGCCTGATGGCTTTAACAGCCCGCGCTGGATGTAGATGTTGTACGGCACGCCGTCTATCGCCTGCGCGTCTTCTATGCGTTCCGACGGCAAGTAGAACTGAGCGAACACGTACAGCTCGCCCTCTCGCTGTATCACTATCGTCGCAGCCGTCAGGTCTGTCGTCCTCGACAGGTCCACGCCGCCGACACAGTAACAACCTCGGAAGTCCTCAAGATGAAGAGGCTCGCCGTATGACTGTTCGATCACGTTAGATCCAAGCCACGCCAGCGAGCTGTTCTGCTTCAGGTTGCAGTACTTCGTGATGAACTCCGCCTTCTTTGAAAGTGAGCCCTCAGCTACCGCTATCTCCTCAAGCATGTAGTCGACAGATATCGACGAGCCCAGGTTCGGGTTTGCCTTCCGGAGCTCGTTTATGTCGTTCCACTTCCCGATGTCGTCTATCATGTACAGGAACGGCAAAAGCTTCGTCTCTTTCGAGTCTCCTAATAAAAAACGAGTCGACCTCTTCAGCAACTCGTCATAGATGGAATCGTTTATATATCCGGATGTCGTCACGCTCAGGAGTATCGCCTCAGGCCGCGCGCCCATGCCGGACTTCATTACCTCGTACTGTTTCAGACCGGCGTCGCCTTCCCAGCTCGCTATCTCATCACAGATACACAGGCTCGGGTTGAATCCGTCGCTCTTCTTCGCCGAGAACGCTATCTTCTTTACCGTCGAATTAGTCGCCGGTATCGCAAGGTCTGTCTGTCTATGCCGAGGAAGATCTGAATCGTCTTTCAGCTTCAGACCTCTGACATCACGCTCCGAGTACTTCTCTTTCAGCTTCTTGTACTCCGGATCTATCGTGACCATCTGCCATATGTCGTTATAGACAAGGTCGGCCTGTTCCAGCTTAGGTGCTATGCAGAACACGCGGGAACCATACTCGCCCTTCCGGAACTCGTAGTCTCCCGCACCGGACGCGATCTTCGACTTGCCGTTCTTCCGACCGACTACCAGTAGGATCTCACGGAACTGTCTCCGCCCTTTCTCGTCTACTATGCCGTACATGCAGGAGTAGAACGCTTTTTCCCATAGCTCAAGCTTCAGGAGTCCAGGCGCCAGCGGGCCTTCCGTGTGATAACAATGGTGCTCTATCCATTCCAGAGCATCGTTCGCTTTCTTCTGGTCGAAAAAGAAGCGCTTTTCTTCCAGCCCGTGGATGATATACTCGTATACGAGCATTATCCATTTGCCCACAGTCGCTTTTCCGCTCTTTATCTCCTGATAGTACGTGTAAATGTAATTATCTTTGTCCATTCTTGCTTCATTCTGTGCTCATGTCCGGCTATCTTTATGCTCCTTCGGTAGAGGAATGTGTAAATCACCAG